GAACTCAAGCACCTCAAGGACAAAAAGTACCTGCTAGAACTGAATCTGTTAATGAAACTAAATTAAGAACATATATAAGAAACTTAATTATAAATGAATTAACCGATGCTGAAAAAGAAGAACAAAAAGCAGATTTAGAAAATCAAGTATCGGATTTGCAAGGCCAGGTAGCTAAATTAAAGTCAGACTCTGCAAAGAAATCAGAACCTATACAAAAAAAGATTGCAGATTTACAAAAACAAAAAGAAAAAGTTTCTAAAATGGCTACAAAATAAATTTTTTTGTAACCAAACGAATATTTATATTAAATAAAAAAAGTACCCGTTGGGGTATTAATAAAAAGGAAATAAAATGGCAGAATTAATTGACCCTACCGAAATAATGTTTACCGCATTTGAACCTAAAGTAGCCAACAGGTTTATTATGTACATCGAAGGTATCCCTGCATACCTAGTTAAGGCTTCAGGTCGTCCAAGTATTACATTTGGCGATGTAGTATTAGATCATATCAACGTTGAAAGAAAATTAAAAGGAAAAGGTCGTTGGGATGATGTTACTATTACTCTTTATGATCCAATTGTTCCTTCTGGTGCGCAAGCAGTAATGGAATGGGTACGTTTATCTCATGAGTCTGTAACAGGTCGTGATGGATATTCTGACTTCTATAAGAAAGACATTACGTTCAACGTATTAGGACCAGTAGGTGATAAAGTTGAAGAATGGACTTTAAAAGGTGCTTATATCGGCGCAGCTCAGTTCGGTGATTTTGATTGGTCTACAGAAGATGCAATCAACATTAGCTTAACTATTAAGTATGACTACGCTATATTGCAGTTCTAATAAAATTAAATATTTAGAATATATAAAGATTCCCTATATTAATCGTATAGGGAATTTTTTTTAGGCCGTTACATATTTATATTAAATAAAAAGGTTTTTATTAATGGAAACACCAAAAAGTCCAAATACGCTAATTGATTCGTCCGTAGAAATTATTAATAATAGAATTGCTGACGAGTATAAAGCTCATTTCTTTTATACCAATGCTAAAAATTGGTGCGGTAATGCCAATTATAAAAAAGCTACAAAATTTTTCGAAGCAGAAGCAGCGAGTGAATTAGAGCACGCGTATAAATTGCAACAGTATTTAGTGGATTGGAATATCGATCCGCAATTGCCTGCAGTTAAACCAAATATTACTTTTACAAGTTTAATTGATATTATTAATAAGGCATATTTATTAGAGTATAATCTATTTGATAGGTATAATAAAGATTCTAAAGATTTATTTACGTCAGATTTAGCTACATTCGATTTATTTACAGAGTTTAGAAAACTTCAAACAGAGTCCGTAATTGAATATTCAGATTTATTAAATGCAGCTAAATTAGTTAATGTAGATAATCAATTAGATGTATTGTATTTTGAAAATAAGTATTTTAAATAAGTTATAATTATAAACAAAAAAAAGATAAAACGTTATGGCATTAGTTGACGAAAACTACCCAAAAAAACCCGCGGACGATATGTCCGACGCAGCGCTTAAAGCAGCAGCTCTCCAAAATTTTAAACAAGAAGAAGTTAAGAAATATAACTTCCCTACAGAAATTGTAGATCTTCCTACTAAAGGATTATTATATGCAACAGACAATGCATTAGCATCCGGGCAAGTAGAAATGAAATATATGACTGCAAGAGAAGAGGATATTCTTACTTCTACTAATCTTATTAAACAAGGCGTTGTATTAGATAAATTATTTCAATCGATGATTGTATCTAAAATCAATTACGATGATTTATTAGTATGCGATAAAAATGCAATTATGATCGCAGCTCGTATTTTAGGATATGGTAAAGAGTATGCAGTTGAAGTGCAAGATCCATATTCGGATAACAAACAAAAAGTGGTCATAGACTTAACGACAATTGCTCCAAAAGAATATGACTATGAGTCTATCGTTCCTGGACAAAATGAATTTACGTTCGTCTTACCGGCATCTAAAAGAACAATTACGTATCGATTACTGACGCATGGTTTAGAGAAAAAGATTAAAGAAGATCTTAAAGGATATGCCAAGTTAATAAAGAATACGGGAATAGATAAAGAACTTACTACAAGGTTGAAAAATTTAATTACGTCAGTTGATGGTAAATCAGATACTGCTACAATTAATGGTTTTGTAGACAATGAACTTCTTGCAATGGATTCTCGTGCATTACGTGATGAAATTAAAAAAGTTACTCCAGATTTAGATATGACATTTATATTCACTTCAGAAACAACCGGCGAAACCAAAATAATGGATATGCCGATGGACGTGAGCTTTTTTTGGCCCAACTCCTGAGTATCGCCCATATCTCCACTCGGAGATATTTAATCTCGTATATCACGGGAAGGGAGGATTCACTTGGGAGTGCGTCTACAATATGCCTATATTCTTAAGGCGATTTTATATCAAAAAAATAAATGAAACAATTGAAGAACAAAATAAAGCTCAAAAAGATGCAAATAAAAAATCTTCAAAAGGTACAGATAGGCCAGGTATAACTCCAGGCAGAAAATAACCTAAAGAATGCTCGACCTTGATATTTATATTAAAGGCGGGCATTCAACATGAATAAACAAGACATATTAAAAAAACTTATACGCGAAGAAGTTCGCAAAGAACTTATTAAAGAAAGTAAGTTCGTTGATCTTATTATACGTTTATTTTTTAAAGGTAAGATTAAAAATGCTGTTGAGCAATTAAAAACCGATCCAGATATCGTAGAAAAATTCAGAGCCGTTGAATTTGCTTTGCAAGATTTAAAAGATGCGACAGCACGCGAACAAAAATTTTATAATAGCGAATCTGAAAAAGCATTAAGCAAAAAATACGGTTATAAAGATTGGGCGTAATTAAATGGCAAAACAGCAAGATCCGAAGAAAAAAGCTGAAGAGATTAAAAACTCTTTTGATGACGTTACTTTATCAATAAAAGATTTAGAAAAAGAATTATCAAAAGTTTTTAATACTAAAAAACTTGATAATTTTGTCAAGACATTAACATCTGGATTTAAGGATTCTATAGACTATTCAGATAAAATACAAGATAAGATGACTGACATGAGTAAGTCAGTAATGTCATTATCTAAAGAATTCGGATCGCTACGAGGTGAATTAAATAGTTTTTCAAAAGATATATCGAGTATAAAAGTACCTAATTTGAATATTATTTCAAATATTAATGAAGTAGATATATCTACATTACAAGAATCTATTAAAAATTTACCTGATATTAATTTAAATGCATCTATATCAAATGTAGATATTAGTAAATTAGAGAATATTGACTTACCTAAACTTGATGATATTAATGCAAACATTAAATTTAATGTACAAACTTTTGATTTGCCAAAAGTTGAAGACATTCAAGCAAATGTTAAGTTTAATACTCAACCAATCGATTTACCGAAAGTAGAAGATATCAATGCAAATATTAAATTTAACACTCAACCGATAGATTTACCTAAAGTAGAAGACATTAATGCTTCTATTAAATTTAATACTCAACCGATAGATTTACCTAAAGTAGAAGACATTAATGCTTCTATTAAATACACGGTTCAGCCTATCGAAGATATACAAGCAAATGTTAAATTTAACGTTCAGGACATAGAATTACCTAAAGTAGAAGATATCAGTGCAACTATTAAATTTAATGTTCAAGATTTAGAATTACCGAATTTTAATGATATATCTATTAATGCTAAATTAAATAAAATAGATTTATCAGAATTGGATAAAATGCCTATTTCAGAATTAATGGCTGAAATTGGTTTAGTAGATACATCTTTACTTGATAAAACAATTAATAAGTATAATCCAATTATATTATCATCGATTATAGATACGCCTGATGTATCAAATTTAAGTAATATAGCCAAAAATACCCCGTCTATACAATTACAAACAGAAGTTGATACTTCAAATGCTACTGCTGCAATACAAGATCAAGCAAATGCTACGAATGAAGTAACAAATAATACAATAGCATCTACTAAAGCATTAGATAAAATGCAAAAAAAGTATGATACTATCATAAAAAAAATAAATGAAGGCGGTAAGGCGTCAAAAGCAGAATCGCAGTTTTTAATGAATTATAGTAAAAATCTTACGGGTACGATTCAAGATTCTACTAGCGCTCAAAACGAATTTCAAAATAAAATTAAAGAATCTACTGCAGGCCAAAAGCAGTTTGCAGAAATTTCAAAAGAGCTATCTACATACGATGGTCCTAGATTTAAAGCTTCTGGATTAGTTACGAAAGAAATGGCGAGTCAAATAAGTCAAAGTAAATTTCTTGAAGATTCTAAAGTTAGATTAAACGTATTAGATAAACGTCAACAAATATATTCGGAAATTTTAAATACAGATACTAGTAAATTAGGGGATATAACAGATAAACTAGCTATAGGACGAGAAAGATTAATTAATATCGATCAAGATATTAATAATTCTTCTGCAGAATTAATCGAAGCAAAACAGTTAGAAAGTAAATTAGATGAAAGATTATATAATAATTTAAGTAAACAGGCCGAATTAGAAGAAAAACTTAATACTGGCCCTGGAAAAGATCGTAATAAATTATTAGATAAATTAATATCTTTACAAGAAGAATCCGATAAATTAACGTACCGAGCAAATGAAGCAGCCAATCGCCGATTATCAAGAGAAACAAAATTAAACGATTTAATACAAGAACAAAAATCTTTAACAGAATCATTACCGGAATTACAAGAAAAGCAAAATACCTTAACTACAGCAGCTGCTATACAAGCAAGTGGCTTAGTTACTACATACGAGTTATTAAATGATATAACTAAAGATCAAATTACTAATCAAGGCTCTTTAGCTGCTAAAATGCAAGCAGTAGAAAAATCTGCATATGAAGTTGGAACTGCACAATATAATCAAATTGATTTAAGTGATGAAATAAACGATAAGTTAGAACAGCAACGAGGTCTTGCGCAAGCTCGGATAAATATTTTAGAACAACAAAATAATTTAACGACCGAGCAGTTCGGTGAGGCTATGGGCATTGTAGAAGCGAATATACAAGCAAATAACGCTCAATTAAAAACGTACCAAGCACTTCAAGCAACATCCGAAGCGTATGCAACCGTTAATGATAAAGCAGAAGGCTTACGCGATTCAATGATGGCTCCGGTCGATAAATTATTTGGTATAGTACCAAGCGGTTTATCAAAAATGCTAGGATTAGATAAAATACAATCTGAAATGAAGGATAAATTATTTAAATCTATTGCCGATGGATTCATGAGTGCAGGCGGAGGAGTATCAGGATTTTTCTCTGCCGCTTCAGCGGGCGCTTCTACATTAATGGCATCATTACTTCCTATACTTCCTTTATTGTTAGCTATTGCAGGAGTAGTTGCATTAGTGAAATTGTTTATGGATGCAGATAAACAAGTATCTGAATTGGCACATAATTTAAATGTATCGTATCAAGAAGCGGGAAAGTTACAAAATTCCGCAGTAGATATTGCCGCAGAAATGGATCTAGTAGGAATGAATGCCGCGGATGTAACAAAGCAAATGGTTGATTTACAAGCTGCTACGGGAATGAATATTGGCAAAATGGCTCTTACTAATGAAAAAGCAAAGGGACTGTTAGAAACTAGTACAATGTTAACTACACAATTTGGATTGACTGCAGACGAAACAATGGGATTGAATTCCGCAGCAGCTATTACTGGTACGACATTAGAAAATATTAGTTTACAGGCTCAAGCATTAGGGGAAGATGGATTAGTACCTGCTCAAGAAATAATGAAAGAGATAGCTAAAACATCTAAATCTACATTAATGAATTTTTCAAAAAATCCAAAAGCATTAGCATTAGCAGTTAAACAAGCAAAGTTAATGGGAGTTACATTAGACCAAGTCGCTGCATCTGGCGATAAATTAATGGATATAGAATCTTCTGTAACGGCAGAAAATAAAGCTCGATTAATATTAGGTAGAGATATTAATATGAATGCAGCTCGTTATTATGCAATGACCGGTCAAACAGAAAAGCAAATGGCAGAAATGAAAAAACAAGCCGGTACTCTTGCCAACTACGAAAAAATGGGTCCTATCCAAAAAAGAGCATTAGCTGATGCATTAGGAATGTCCAATGACGAATTAGCTGGTATGATGGCAAAGGAAAAAGAACTCCAAAGCATGGGTATCGACGAAAAGAAATTAAATGAAATTTTAGCTAAAGATAAAGAAGGTCAATTAGATTTACAAAAAACTTTAAACGGTTTAAAAGATGATGAAGCTCGTAAAATGTTAAAGGCTAAACTTGCAGAACAGCAACGTGCGGGTATTCAAGAAAAATTAGGTAGTACAATTCAAAAAGTAACTGATTTATTATATAAAATGGTTGAGCCAATATTACCAATAATAGACAAATTTGTAGATTCATTAGGAGATGGATCAGGCACATTAAAATCAATGTCAAAAGTATTTGGAGTTATTGGATCTGTATTAGGTACTATAATGGAAATATCAATGGCCGTATTAAAAGGTGCATGGTATCCTATCGGCAAAGTTATAGATGGTATATCTTTTGTTTTTGATAAAATAAGTAAAGTAGTAAAATATATTAAAACAGATATTTTTGGTATAAAAGATGCTACGGGCGAAGCAGGTAAAGCTGCTGAAGGCACTAGTATGTCAATGGAAGTGATTAAAGGAATTGCAACTACTATTGGAGTTATAATCGGTGGATGGTTTCTTTTAAAAGGATTAGGTAAAGCAAAAGACGGATTATCATCAATGTATGATAGTGCGAAAGGTATTGGATCTTCTTTAAAAGATGGATTTAAAAGTATTAAAGAAGGTAAATTTCCTTCATTTGGTAAAAAGAAAGGTGGAGTAGACGAACTTTCGGAGAAAAAAGTAGAAACGCCTGAAGTAGATACTAAAGGAATTGATTCAAAGTCTACGAAAAAAGGAGCCTTTGAAGGATTTAAGGATAATATGAGAAATCTTGCCGATGGTTTAAAAGCTATGGGCGAAGATGGTGTAGGAAAAGGTATTCGTAATATGGCATTAGCAGGTCCTGCACTATTATTATCATTACCATCAATACCATTTTTATTATTCATGGGTAAAGTTAAATTAGATAATTTAAAAGATAATTTTACTAATTTAGCGGCAGGATTAAAAGCGATGGATGGTACCCTTAACGGTGTCAAAGCAACTGGAGCATTTGGTATTGCAGGAGGATTAGCATTAGTGTCTATTCCTTTCTTATTAGTATTTGGTAAAATAAAATTTGATAAATTAGAAGAAAACTTTACTGCATTAGGAACTGGACTGCAATCAATGTCAGGTACAATGATGGGGTCAGCAGGATTAGGTGCATTTGCAGTAGCAGGCGCATTAGGATTAGTGGCTATTCCTTTCTTATTAGTATTTGGAAAAGTTTCATTCGGTTCTTTAGCGGCAAACTTTACAGGATTAGCAGAAGGATTAATGTTAATGAGCCCAACATTGTTAGGGTCAGCAGCATTAGCCGCATTTGCAGTAGCTGCGATAATTGCACTTCCTTCATTGATCTTTTTAGGTGGAATAGCTTTATTAGGTGAAGTAGGTGCTGCTGGATTAATTGCATTAGGCGTAGGTTTAGAAGCATTAGGAGCAGTCGCTGCAACAGGATTACCTTTTATAGCGGTAGGATTAATCGCTGCGTTAGGATTAGCAATGATTCCATTTGCAGCGGCTTTAAATATTGCGGCACCCGCGTTAAAAATATTTGCTGATATGGTGGTAGGAGTATTCGGTAAACTTCCTCCTATTATAGATTCATTAGCTAATGGCGTATCTAAAATAATTGATACAATAGGTAGTAATATATCAAAAATAATAACATCCATAACCGAATCAATTGCTACATTAGGCCAGGTTGATGCTGCTAATTTACTTGCAGTAGGTGGAGCATTAGTTGTATTAGGAGCTGGATTATTAGCATTAACCGCGGGAGAGGTAGTTAATGGCATAGCATCATTCTTCGGAGCTAGTCCAGTAGATACATTAAAAGAATTAGAAACTATTGACGGTAATAAAATGAAAGTTACCGGAGATGGTTTAACTGCTATGGCCGATTCATTGAAAAACTTCGGAGGTATTGATACTGCTCCGATATCTGCTGCAGCTGATGCATTAGATAAATTTAATAATCAAGTTTTAAAAGGTGGATTAGCAGACGCATTAAATAGTTTCCTAGGCGCCGATCCATTCGCAGTATTTACTCAATTAGCTGCCATTGACACGGGTAAAATTGATACGGTTGCTAAAACTATTGCATTAGCGGGAACTAGCATAGAATCATTTAATCAAAAAATGGCATCGCTAGATGATAGCGTAGCAGATAAAGGTGATATAATTTCATCTTTATTAAATGATATTGCTAATATAGAATATAATGAAATAGATTCATTAGCTTCTGCTATTGATGATTTATCAAAATCATATGATTCTTTATTAGCTTCAATGAAAAATATAACAGACGATGATATATCTCGTATGCAACAAATTGCATCTGCTACCCCTAAGGATGTTGGAGGTGGTGGATTAGGTGATACGTTAAACTCTGCAATGTCGGGAGTTAAAGATTTAGCAAGTAATGCAATTAGTTCTGTAGGAAGTTTCTTTGGATTTGGCGATGAAGAAACGCCGACACAAGAAACGCAAATAACTCAAACAAAACCTACTACAGTTACCCCGGTAATGCAACAACCTGCGGAAGTACGTGCTCAACCAATTGTACAAACAGAGCAAACTATTAATACAGATAATAATCAACCAAATTTTAAAAATGTAGAAGCTTTATTAAAAGAATTAATAACCAAAGTAGATCAACCAGTAGTACTTAAAATAGGCGAAAAAGCAATATCGGATATGCAAAGCGTTATGTCGCTTAAGAAATCTTATTCGTCGAACGTAAATGGATATAGGGCATAATTATTAATATATGGGACTAGTATCATTAAAATCAAATTTAGCTATAAACGGTACGCCTGATCGATATGATACTAAAGGTGCATTAGCTGATCTATCACCAAATGCATCGCAATTAGATTTTGATTCTGCATTACCTGCAAGTACTGATGTATTTATAAATACTAACGCTAAAGGATTTACAATTAAGAATCCAGTAGGAGTAACGCAATTTGTTAATAACGGACAAACTTCTCTTTATGGATTTCCTGGCACATTACCTCCAAATGTAGATAATATTTTAAATACTTATGCTAATGGATTTACAATTAAAAATCCAATTGGCGTTTCGCAATTTATAGGAATTAATGGCAATACATTTACAAATCCTAACGGTACAGTAATAAATACTTCTGCTGGTACAGGTATAGATTTTATGCCTAATACATATGCAAAAGGTTTTACAATTAAAAATCCTATAGGAGTAACTCAATTTGTTGGAATAAACGGAACTACATTTACTAATCCAAATGGAACTACAATTAATACTACACCGGGTATCGGAGTAGACTATTTTAATAATAGACCTGCTAAAGGATTTATAATTAAGAATCCTATTGGCGAATCGCAATTTGCCGGAATTAACGGTAATGTATATACTAATCCAACGGGAAATCAATTAAGAGTAGTAAATTATTTTCCAGATGAAACTTCAGGTGCTAAAGGATTCAAAACTAATTTAGCTCCTTATGAATCAGGCTTTATAGGTATTAGTGCAGATAATACTAAATATCAATATCCTGAAACGGTTTATGGAGCAAGATTATTAAATGTAACTTTAGGACCTTCAGGAGGATCGGCTAAATTAGAAAATCAATTAGGCGCTGGCTCTAAAATGGGCAATAAAGGTTTTTACGCAGAGAATAGATATGCAGAAGCAGTTCGTAATGATTCCAATCAAAGTTTATTAGCATCTTGGGCATTACGTAGAAGAAGCCCTTCGCCTTTAGAACAGCAATATTCTAAATTTAAAATGCGTGACGAAGCATTTAATCCTACATATATAGCGCATCCTTTAATTTTAAGGGGCATTCAAAATCCAAATGTATTGAATCCGCAAAGATGGGGTATAGATGCATTAGGGCAGCAAGAAGGACGTACTGCCGCAAATAATTTAGCGGCTGCATTAGATGGCGGATTTATACGAGGCGGAGCTAGTACGGCATTAGAACGTAGTGCTATTGATACTGCGCGTCTTGCTAAATTTATGGCAAGTCCAAAAGGTATTATATGGGCAATAACTCAAGTAGGATTAGGAAAATCAAATCCATTAGTTGAAAAGAATCTGGAGAATGTATTACCATTTAATGATACGCGGTCACATTCAGGAATATCTACATTATTATCCGTACCAGGATCGGCATTTGGATTACATTTTACAAGACATGGAATTCCATTTTTAAATGAAGCTGCATCATATGAAAAAGTAATTCAATATCAAACAAAAAATTCAAATCAATTTGTAGCTGTAAATAGACTTTTACAACTTAAAACGGAGTTATTTGGCACTCAAAAAATTCCTGCCAAATCAAAAACATTAGAAGGATTTCAAAAACTATCCAATAAAATTAAAGGCTCGGATAATCCTATTATACAAACGTTATCTGGTTTAGGTGGACCTGGATCTGTATACGGAATAGGATCTACAAATATTAGAAGATATGTAGATACCAGAACCTTTAATCCTGAAGATAAAGTTACTGAACGTTTAATACTTAATAGTAGATCTCCAGAAGATTATTATGCCGGTCTATTTAAAATATCTACAGGCCATTTAGGTAATCCTAAATTAAGTTCAAATGTAAAAGGACGTGATAACGATGCAATAGCTATTGACGATTTAGAAAATGATATAGATCCAACATCAGCAAGCAGTCCAGGTAATCCTAGAAGTCTTAAAAGATGGTTAGATAAAACAGTATCCGCTGGTAATGAACCGGGTAATAACTATTCAGAAGGATTATCGTTAAAGGTTCAAAATTCTGCATTTGCTGCCAATGGCAGTTCCGAACAAAATAGATATTCTACATTGCCGTATGCAGAAATACGTAAGATTGCAAAAGACCGTAATAATTCTAAGACTACAAAAATAAATGATTTTCGTACTAAATTAGATGGCGATACCCGTACGTTTTCTATAGATACTAAAAACGTTAATTATACAGATGATAATATATCTAAACGATATGGTTTTGGTGATCATGGAAATCCTAATAATGATAGAAGTAATCCATATGAGCGTAAAGATTCTACAGGTAATATAGTAGGTAATATTGATGGGGTCGTTAGGCAATTAAAAACGGGAAGAGATCAATTTTCATTATCAGAAGACTCTACTTTTAGAGGAGATAAAATAAATGCAATTGATTATATTTCTGAAAAGAAAGGCGTTAAACCTGATGATATATATTCAAATAATACAAAAGATTTTATTAAATTTTATTTTGGCGGTATAGATTTATTCGGTGAAGAAAAAGATGATGTGGTAGTATTTAGAGCAACTGTTAAAGGAATAGCTGATTCATTTAGTCCGGGTTGGAATACCGTTTCAATTATGGGACGACCGGATGGGCCTGCTATATATAGTTCATTCGAAAGAAATGTATCTTTTAATTTTACTGTAGCTGCTACAACTCGAGAAGAGCTTGTACCAATGTGGAGAAAATTAAATTATTTAACTTCATATACAATGCCAATCTACGGAGCTGGTCGACCAGGCGGTGCTTTATGTAGATTAACAATGGGAAATATGTTTTATAATACTCCGGGATATTTTACGGGAGTAACAGTATCAGTTAATGATGAAGCTTCTTGGGACTTAGCAGATGATATAGTATCCAATGGTACAAAAACTGAAAGAAAAAATAAAAGTGCAAAACAGTTACCAAATTTAGTAGACGTAGATGTCCAGTTTAAAGTTATACATGATTGGAGACCGCAAAAAGGTGGTAGAGTATATCACTTATATGAAGGAAATTATACTCCAACGACAGCTAATGGTAGTTGGTTATGGGATTCTAACATTTAAGATATTTATTAAAAATAAAAAATATGTTTTACGATCGATATAAATTAAATGGAGTCCTACTAAATAAAGATAGGAAACACCGATACGTACGTGCCGGAATATTACCTACTATAGAAAAGACACCGGATGATACGTATATCATAACTACTATAGGAGATACGTTAGATTTTTTAGCTTTTGATTATTATAAAGATGTTAATTTATGGTGGTTAATTGCTGCCGCGAATCCTGACATTCCTTTTAGTTCATTATATTTAGAACCAGGAATACAAATACGTATACCCCCTGTAAAGTTTCAGGCTGAAGTAGATTCTTTAATTGAAAATGCAAATAAAAGGTAATATATGGGGTTTGTTTGTCCATGGTGGCGTTCAGCCGGCGGAGGAATTTTAAGTAGTTATACAAGCAACAAAAGAGATTTAAATTATCTTGCAGTAGCATATGGTAAAATTGTTTTTGCTTCTGCCGGTGGATATAATTCAACTTGGGGCAAAAATACTTTAGGATTAAGTGGTGAAGAAGAAGTAGATGAAATTGATTTAGGCGAAAACCACGATGCAAAAATTGAACAAGAAGAAGATCCAGTAACCGGAGAAATTAAAACAAAAATTAAAACAAAGAAAATAAAGACTTCAGGCGTATATGAAAGAGTAACCGGAGATAAATTTAAACCAAAGGCTCATTTAATAGCTATAACTACTGCCGGTATGGATACGTTAGGAATGACGCAAAAAGGAAGTTATACGTATAGAACATATGGAGGATTAGGTAATTTGCCTACTGTAGGAGAAACGAAAAGTATGGCATGGGGATGGGCGTATGGAGGTAAAGTTTTATCCGGTGAAGGATTTTCTGGTAAAGTAATAGGATATAATATATCATCTAATAGCGAAGGCGGATTTGACGTAACCGTTGAATTGATAGGAAATAATACTTCAGTATCAGTAGCGTCAATTAGCGCGGATGCAGCTTCCCCGGAATTTACGTCCCAAGGAACTGTTGATGCCGCTGGTAATGAATCTAAAATTACTGGTATATTTTCTTCGTTCGCAGATTGTCAAAAACAAGCAGCAAAAGGAAAAGCAGCTGGAAGTGGTGTTACATTTAATAATGGATTAACTGGATGTATTATTGAAGTTCCTGAAGACTATGCAAAAGCAAAAACAGATCCAAACACTGCAGACACTACGAAAACACAATTTAAAGCTTATGTTACTTTTAAATCGGTAGTAGATGTAATGAATAAAATACTTAAAACATTTACTTCAACAGAAATCGATTCTTCTGAAGCAATGGTCGAATGGTGGGATTCAATGATCAAAGCAGGTAATCCAATGGAAATGTTAGTACCTGGAAATTCTACATACGGTGATAAAGTTTTTGATACTGGCGGCGGCGCATTTAAGGGAGATCCAAATCAATTATTAATCAGTGTTGATATGTTGGTAAAATATGGACAGCCTACCGTTGAAGAAGGTTCTCAGGCAGATGGGACAAAACGAAGATTATCAATTAAATCATTTTTTGATAATGTATTTAGTTTAATAAATGATAATACCGGACAAGCATATACATTAACATTAGCTAATAGCGCAACCGCAACGAAATCAGATAAAAAAATATACATAGTAGATTTTAATAAATTACCTACCGTAAATGCGACGGGAGTTAATACAGTACGAAGTGCAAATTTATCAGCTAAGTTAGATAGCGACCAAGCTTCAATGTTTTATATAATTAAAAATGCTCCTCGTGATAATAAACAGCAAGGTAATAATGCAGATACTGCGCCGCCAACACCTGCCGACTATGAAGCGCAAGCAACGGCTGTTGGTAAAAGTGCTGATGAGCAAAATTGTGCAGCATTAAAATCTTCTAATAAAAATTTAATAGCCGCTAAATTATCTCAAGCTAAAGGATTTGGAACAGCAGCTCCATGGGATTTATCAGTTACGCTTGATGGAACGGGTGGATGGCAATACGGGGGAGTTATAACATATTCTGCCGCGGGCGCTGCTGAAAAATTAGTACCAGGTTATAAAGTAGGATTTGCAATAACAAATGTAACTCATAACGTAACGGAAGGCGATTGGACTACGTCATTATCAACATATTGTAGAATTTATAAATAATGTACAAACGACCCAAAATATATTATCCAAAAACAAAAATTATAACAAACCTTTATACTAAGGGTAAGGAATGGATGTTTGAAAATGGAGTAGAATATATAGGATATTATCATAAGTATTTAGACGGATTAGTTTTATCTGAACCATATTATAATATGATGAAATCAGAAAAATTAATTCCTTATTCTGATATACGTATTCATGCGTCAAATGTTTCTTATGAATCAGCGACTAGTAAATTTAAAACAGAATCATATAATTTCTCACCAGTTAACGTATATACGTTACCTACGTTAGACGATTATAAAAAAGGATTTTTTAAACGTTATTTTGTATACAGAAGAAATTTAAAAAATATATATACGGAATTTTATGAAGTAAATGATACACAATATAAGTCTTGGAAAACTCCTAAGTTTGGTATTGATGAAATTTTATATAATGCTTTTATTATCGAATGGAGATTAACTGGTCCATTAAATGATATTGTAGCAAATGGACAAATAATAGAGTTCGGAGTGCATGATACTAACAAACGATTAGTATATTTAAATGAAAAGCAATTTCCGGGAATAGTAAAAATCTTAACTGATTATACAGAATATTCTATATATCATTTACTTACTCCAGAAGAAATACGAAAACAATTTGGAAATATGTAAAGTATTTTTTAAATTTATGTTGTGAAAATTATAGATAGCCATAAAGAATTTTTTAAGTTCCTAGAAAAAGAAGCGGATAACGTACATTTTATTATTCCTATTTATTGTGCAGAATACAAAACTCTTCATGAAAGTGATATATCTTTATTATATGTATATAGTATAGATTCATCAAATGAATACATGTTATGTTATGACCATTCGGAAAGTGAATCGTTAAACAAACAAACATTAAAAGATTATCTTAATAGTTTCGAGAAAATATTTTGTTATGATAAAAAGAAATTTTTAAAATATAGTGAAAAAAATAATTTAATTGACATTGATTTAGTACAATGGTTTTATTCAAATACATATTTAGATCAAGATTATGATACTGCTACCCATGATCAATTTTATAGAACATACGAAAACTTATCTGATATCAATGTAGTTATTCCTATAAGTAAACATTACGATAGATGTAAAAAGATTCGAGAACAGTTTTTTAATGTATTAGATTATTTTGAAGATCAATCGTATACAATAACTACCGCTCATGACTATTATGATTTTATTCTTCGGACTTTATATAATATAGAAAAAAATGGATTGAATATTGATCATAAGATATTCAATAAACATTTTAAAGAAACGTTATATGCAGATAAATTAGTATTTACTGAATATAATATTTATACTACAACAGGAAGGCCTTCTAATAGATTTAATGGTATTAACTACGCTGCATTAAATAAAGAAGATGGAAGTAGATCGGCATTTACAAGTAGATATAAGAATGGCATTCTAGTTCAATTTGATTACGACGCTTATCACTTACGATTATTAGCTGACTTAATAGATTATAAATTTCCAGATGATATTTCAGTGCACGAGTATTTAGGTAAAATGTATTTTGAAAAAGATACTTTAAATGAAGCTGAATATCAAGAATCAAAACAAATTAGTTTTAAATTGCTGTATGGAGGTATAACAAAAGATTATATGGCAGTTGAATTCTTTGCTCAAGTAAAAAAGTATACTGACTTGCTATTTGAGAAATTTACGGAAGAAGGTTATATTGAATCTCCGTTAGCTGGAAGAAAATTATATAAAAAATTCTTTAAGGATATCAATCCAAGTAAATTGCTTAACTACTTTATTCAAATATATGAGACAGAGCGAAATATTCTTATTATAAGTAGCGTAGATGAGCTATTACAAGATAAAGAATGTAAGTTAATACTATATACATACGATTCATTTTTATTTGATATGAGCGTTTATGACAAAAATTTAATACGTCAAATAAAAGAAACAATCGAGCTTAATAATAAATTTCCATCAAAGTTAACAAAAGGTAATAATTATCATGATGTTGAGTAAGGCGTTTTATATTTATATTAAAGATAAAATGTTAAGGAGATGTAGTGAGTCAATTAGTATGTGTATTTACGGTAAAAGAAAATTTAGATTATACAACTAATATAATTGAATCTACATATTTTATATTATTCAAAAAAATCTTTATATTAGGCATTCAAGACAGCGAAGAGTTTGTTTGTAGTTTTAACATTGATAAAGAAATGCAACGGAAACAATTACCTAATGCAATGTTAGTACATCGAAAGAGAGATACAAATACCATTTATACCATTAATTCATTGAATACTTTAATTAAACAACAGAATAACGGAGTATTAGATAAGTCATTTAAAATTGATTGGACTAATTACTCAAATGGAATATTATTGTTGTCAAACAACGAATTAAAATTCCTTAACACATATTTATATCAAATAATAAATGTTAAATAAAATTTGTAACTTACGTAAGAATTCATTATATTTAATAACAATTAACAAATAAACAAAGGTAAATTATGGCAATTAATTTAGACGCCGTTAGGCAGAAGTTATCGCAACTTCAAAATGTTACGACAAAGCAAAACAATTTATGGAAGCCTGAACCAGGCGCGCAGCAAATAAGGATAGTTCCTTATCAGCACAATCGAGACAATCCATTTTTAGAGCTTTACTTTCATTATAACTTTGGTGGTAAGAACATGTTATCCCCTATTACTTATGGAAGACCTGATCCGATTGTAGAATTTGCAGAAAAATTAAAATCATCTGGCAGTAAAGAAGATTGGAAAATGGGCAAGAAGCTTGAACCAACAATGCGTTGCTATGCACCTATTATTGTGCGTGGTAAAGAGCATGAAGGTATTAAGTTTTGGGGTTTTGGTAAAACGGTTTATCAAGAACTTTTAGGATTTATTGCAGACCCTGATTACGGTGATATTTCAGATCCAATGAACGGACGTGATATTACAGTTGAATTTAAATCAAAAGAACAAACAGGTAAAGATTATCCTGAGACATCAATTCGTATTAAACCGAATGTAACTCCAGTAACTACGGATAAGTCTGTATTAGAGAAAATTGCAAGTCAACCTAATATCAATGACATCTTTAAAGAGCCTTCTTACGATGATTTAGTAAAAGCATTACAAGATTGGTTGAATCCATCAGAAGAGACTACGTCGACAGAACCAGCTAAAAGCGACAATCAAAAACAGAATAAGGCTTCAATTGAGTCTTCTTCAACCGCAGCATCGTCAGTAGATGATATCGGTGCAGCATTCGATCAACTATTTAACAAGTAATTTAAGGAGCTATTATGGCAAAAAAATCTATTGAGATTGACTCATTACAGGATGAACTGGCCGGTATATTAGCAACGAATCTTAACAAAAAATTTAAAAGTAGTAATTATAAAGTAGCTTACTTTTTGGAGGGGGATGATGATTCCCCTTCCGAAGTAAACGAATGGATTTCTACCGGTAGTTCAATGTTGGATTTAGCTATTAGTAATCGACCTAACGGGGGACTGCCCGTAGGACGTATCACTGAAATAACCGGATTAGAAGCATCAGGTAAATCATTAGTAGCAGCTCACGTGCTAGCTAATACGCAAAAGAAAGGTGGGCTAGCAGTATATATTGATACTGAAAATGCTATATCACGCGAATTCCTTACAGCGATTGGTGTAAATTTAAAGGATATGCTTTACGTTCCTTTAGACACTATCGAAGACATTTTCGATGCAATTGACTCTATTATTGAATCTGTACGTAAAACAGATAAAAATAAAATTGTTACAATTGTAGTTGATTCAGTAGCCGGCGCTTCAACTAAAATTGAAATGGCCGCTGACTATGATAAAGATGGTTATGCAACTTCCAAAGCTTTAATTTTATCAAAAGCGATGCGTAAGATTACTAACTTCATTGGGCGCGAAAGAATTTGTATGATATTTACAAATCAGTTACGTACTAGAATGGGAGTTAGTTTTGGCGATCAATGGACTACGAGTGGCGGTAAAGCAATTGCGTTTCACTCATCAGTTAGATTGCGTTTAAAATCTGTAGGGCAGATTAAAGTTTCAAAAGACGGGCGAGATGAAATTTTAGGAATTAAAACTCGTGCGCAGGTTATTAAAAATCGTATGGGTCCTCCATTAAGAATGGTTGACTATGATATCTATTTTGAATCGGGCATCGACGATTATGGTTCTTGGTTAGAAATGCTTAAAAGTTTTAATTTAGTTACTCAAGCAGGTGCATGGTATACATATACTAACACTGAAACGGGTGAAATAATTAAATTCCAATCAAAGGATTTTGAAAGCAAGATAATGGATAATGCAGAATTGAAAGATCATATCTACAAAGAAATTTGCTCAAAATACATTTTAAAATACAAGGCCGGCGAAGATTTTGGTATTGACGACGTAACAGTTGATACTGATTTCGAAGGCGAAGAAAGTTAATGAAATCTAAATACTCTGAATTATTTAAGCAATTACAAAACGAACAGGGTATATTGAATTTGAACCGTCAGCGCGATACAGATGTATTAATCGTTGACGGTTTAAATTCCTTTATACGAGTTTTTAGTGCAGTTCCTATTGTAAATGACGATGGCGACCATATAGGTGGTACGTTTGGTTTTATACGTTCTATTGGAGCGATAGTAAGACAATTTAAACCTACTCGATTAGTAATAGTATTTGACGGTAAGGGAGGTTCTGCTCGTCGAAGAAAAATGCATTCGGGTTATAAAGAAGGACGTAGTTTACCTACGCGCTTTAATAGATTTGATGATACTGAACAAACTGTAGAACAAGAAATTCAATCGTTGCAAAGACAATTTGGTCGATTAGCGGAATATTTAAATTGCCTACCAGTTACTGTTATATCAATTGATAATATTGAAGCAGATGATGTTATTAGTTATTTAGCGACTGATATATTTGTTAAAGAAGAAACAAAGAAAGTAACGATAATGTCAGACGATAAAGACTTTTTACAGCTTATCGATGAACGAGTACAAGTGTGGAGACCAGTAGAAAAGAAACTTTATGGTCGTAATGAAATGGTTGAAAGATTTGGAATGCACCCGGAGAATTTTTTATTATATAAAATCTTCATAGGTGATAATTCCGATAACATTCCAGGTATAAAAGGTGTAGGCCATAAAACCCTACTTAACAAGTTTCCGTTCATTACCGAACATCGAAAGGTAGATATAGACGAAATATTACAGTATTGTGAAGCAAATAAAGATAGCAAGTATGCTATTTATAAATCCGTACTAGAACAAAAAGAAAGTATGGAACTTAATTATCGATTAATGCAATTACATAATGTAGATATTGCCGGTACTTACAAAACAATGATAGTAGATATGGCAGGAAGGCCGTCTAATACATACGATAAAAATTCGTTTAAACAATTGTTCATGTTAGACAAGGCATATACAGTAATTCCTAATTTAGATTCTTGGTTACAAAATACTTTTAGCAATTTAGCGGCATATTGAAAAAATTTTATTATATTAATGTATGGCAGATAAATTATCGACGTACGGGCATAACTTTCAAGTAAAGGTTATATCATCGTTATTAACGGATAGAATATTCTTACAACAGGTAAGTGATATTATGGCTCCGGAATATTTTGAATCGCAAGCAAATCAATGGATTGTAGAAACTATAAAAACATATTTTATAGATTATGGCTCTATTCCTACGTTAGATGTATTTAAAATAAAAACGCAGGAAGAATCAAGCGACATATTAAAAACCTCTATAGTAGACAATTTACGTGAAGTATTTAAATACGTAGAATCAGATGATTTAGATTTTGTAAAAGAAGAATCTCTTAAGTTTTGTAAAAATCAAGAAATTAAAAAAGCGATAATGGATTCAGTTGATTTACTTAAACGTGGTCAATATGAAGATATTAAAAAGAGAATTGACGAAGCAATGAAAGCAGGAGCCGATAAAGATATTGGCTATGAATACTTGTTGGGTATTGCAGAACGTTATACAGATAACGTAAGAAATACAATGCCAACATGTTGGCCATTAATAAATGATTTAGCCGGCGGTGGATTTGGTAAAGGGGAGTTAGTTATATTTGTTGCAGGACCTGGTGGTGGTAAGTCCACTGCTATGATGAATATAGGCGCTCATATTCTTAAGAAAGGATTGAGAGTGGTTCATTATACAATGGAGTTAACAGAAGCTTATGTATCACAAAGGTACGATGCAGTTATAACTGGTATAGCAACACAAAACTTAAAATACCATATTGAAGATATTGAAACGGAGCTTAAAAAAATAACTGGAGAATTAATTGTTAAATATTATCCAACAAAGACAGCTTCAGTATCTTCTTTAAAGGCACATATGGATAAACTCATATTACAAGGTAAAAAGCCTGATATTGTAATTGTGGATTATGCAGATTTATTAAGAGGAAGTGGCAAAGCAGGTAGAGATGCTCTTCATCAAGAATTAGAAAATATATACGAAGACCTGAGAGGATTAGCAGGTGAATATGAAGTGCCAGTATTTACAGCGTCCCAGGCAAACAGGAGCTCGGCAGAATCCGACATTATTACAGGTGAGCAAGTTGCTTCATCCTTTGCCAAAATTATGATTGGCGATTTCGTAATTTCATTATCACGTAAAGTAACTGATAAAATAGCAGGTACTGGTAGATGGTATGTAATTAAGAATCGTTTTGGTCCTGACGGATTAACATTGCCTAGTAGACTTAATATGAGTAACGGTAGAATAGACATATTCGAAGAGACAAGTGTTCAAGGTAAAGAAACTAAAAAGACAATGGAAAACGGCGATGAAATTTTGCGTAAAAGTTTAGCAACAAAGTTCAAGGAAATCAATGGCGGATCGTTAGGGTAACTATATTTATAAATACAAAATCGGAGAACTTATATGAATTTAAATTTATCAAGCAAAATCTTGTCGGACATTACCATCTTCATGAAGTATAGTAAATACTTACCTGAAATGGAAAGACGCGAGACATGGGAAGAGCTAGTTACAAGAAACAGAGAGATGCACATGAAGAAGTATCCTCAATTAGCAAAAGAAATTGAAGACGTTTATCAATTAGTGTATGACAGGAAAATATTGCCTTCCATGAGAAGTTTGCAATTTGCTGGTAAGCCAATTGAATTAAGCCCTAACAGAATTTACAACTGTTGCTTCTTACCGATAGATGATGTAAGAGCATTTTCAGAAGTAATGTTTTTATTGTTAGGCGGTACGGGTGTAGGGTACTCAGTACAAAAACATCATGTAGAAAATTTACCTGAGATACGAAAGCCTAACAAAACTCGTAAGAAAAGATATTTGGTTAGCGATTCGATCGAAGGATGGGCGGATGCAGTTAAATCATTAATGACTAGCTATTTTAAAGGCACGTCAGAAGTAGAATTTGATTTTCGTGATATACGACCTAAAGGAGCTCGATTAGTTACTTCAGGTGGTAAAGCTCCAGG